GTAAGGCTTAAGAGGGAGCCTGTGGAGCTTTCAATAAGAGTGCGGCTCAACGTAGTCCCAGAAGCAGTGTAAGTCCCTGTTCCTATCTCAAAATCAGAGCCTTCTTCCAACACATAGCGGACGACGTTAGTATCCGCTACGCCCGCATCCGCAAATGATTGAAACCCCGTTTCCGCCGTACCCAAGGTCAGCGTGCCCGTCCCCGTAGTGGGGGTAGACATTTTTGCTCTGTTTACTAGCGTTACCATGGGAGAACCTCATTTTACGCGATACGGATAATCGCGTTACTCGCATCAGCAGCAGGGAACACAATAGTGAAGTCGCCCGCAGTAGAGGTCTTGTCCGCACCGAAGTCCAGAACCGCAACAGCAGGGTTAGTGCCGCCGTCAGCCAAATAGATCAGCGCGCCACGAGCCGTAATAGTCGCTGTAGACCACGTAGTATCCGCAAAGTCCAAAAACGCTGTAGTGCCAGTAGACGTGGGGTTTGTAGAAATAGTCAGTGTATTTCCGCCCGCTACGTAACCCGTGCCCGCAACCTCATTAGTCGCAGAATACGCAGTAGTAGCCGCATCCAACGAAGCTGCTGAAGTAAATAGAGCAATCTTGAATGTTTGTGCTGTGTCGCTGCTGAAGTCGAATGTCCCGTCAAGGATGCCAACTTTGAACGATGTAACCATAGCCTGTGAAATAGCCATTTGTGTTTCCTCTTAAATTAACGCGGGGTTATACGGAGTTGACCAGAGCGGTACATATCTTCCCGCATCTTGCCGTCCCCTAAGTTTTTGAGTAGCGCCATAGCGTCTACATACATGCTCTGATAAAGCTGAACCATATCTGGCTCGCCCTTAATAAAGCGTATTGCCTCGACCAAAGCACCGTTTAACAGCGCAGAATCAAACTCCTCGCCAAGCCACGTAGTACCCGCAGTAACAATAGACTCGGGGTAATAGCCGTAGTGTAACTCAACTTCGTACGATGCGTCTGGTGTTGGGCCTATGATAAACGCTGTATCGTCAAAAAGACCGTAATGCTTTGGCGTGCCCGTGCTTGAAGGTCCGGGGTAAGCCTCGCGGATGAAGTTCACATCCTTATTTAGCAAGTACTCGTAGTTGCCATCACCGTCAATAACCGCCAAAGAAAACGAATACAAGAAATCTGTCGGGAACACCAAGTACTTATTTCCAGAAGTCAGGTTACCCGTCTGGTTACGACGCAGTGCAGGAATCTGAACAGTGTTATAAATCTTCTGCTCAGCCTGATCCGTAAACATAGCAAGCTGCTCATCGGTAAACGACTGCTCGCATATATCTTCTATGTTCGTTTTAAGCTCGGTGTAATTCACCTGCTACTCCTTAACCCATTGGGCCTCGGGCCATAGTACCCTTAGTGGCCGCACCTACGCCACGCATCTTAACACCGCTAGTCTTCATGTCCTTTGGCGGTTGATTGCAGCAGTCGGCTACTTTGTACATTACAGGCTCGTTCGGGAACTCTATTACCTTGGGTACTTTTACGTTTGATCTTGACTTCGTTTTCATTTCGATCTCCTAGCTTATGGTTACCGTGACTTGTCCTACGGCACCTTTGCCTTCCAAATTGTCTGGTGTAAGTCCAAAAGGATCGTTTAGTCCTACTGGGTCCCATCCCCATTGAATGTCCCTACTGCTTACCAACTCCGCAGAGTCTGGTCGTGGGTTTCGTAGTGCTTGGGGGTCTTCAACTGGAAACTCCCCTAATCTGTTCTGTGGCTGATCTGGGTTCCAACACTCGGGACAGGCCCTAATGTTAGTCTTATTTCCCTTAACAATCAGCTCTTTAAGCTGCCGTAATTTGTATTGAAAGCCGCAAACATCGCATATTGCGATTGCTTTTTGCCCAGACGCATACGTGTAGCTCATGTCTACCTCACGCCGTGTATACGCGGCACCAAGCTAAGCGTTGCTTTTTCCCTGTCTTCCCCCGCCGCCAACTCAAACTGGCGCTCGTATTCGGCCTGTAGCATGGGCAGGCGAGGCATTAATTCTGGGTCTTTCTGTGCTATGTAATACGCAAGCCCTGCAACGAGGCAGGGCAAGAAACGGAAATTAACGTCGGCGGTGTTAACGCCTGTGCCTGAGTCCTGTATACGACGCATCCGCCAGTACTTAAGAATATAAAAGGGGGAAACGTCAGTCCCTTGGTTTGGTACAGGCCACACAGTCACAGAGGGGTTAGCCTGTCCGCGATCTACGTAGAGCTGTATAGGGCGGCCTTGGCTTAGCTTGTTAGGGATGCTGGAGTAGGTAGAGACACTAATACGCGTGATGTTTAGATCAGACTGCGTAGTAACACTGCCATCACCCGTGCGAACTACATGCTCAAGCAGGTCTATAGTATCGGCAGGGAGGGCATAAGTAGCAGTGTCTTGGACGAGGTTTAGCGTACCTTCCTCAATAGTCCACATGTTAATGCCACGGTTCTGCCACTCAATAGTCAGCAGGTTCATGGAACGGCGAGCAGTACGCAGGTCATAACCAGAACGCATTTCTCTACCGGCACGTTCCCACGCTTCTTCCGCAATCTCGGTGAAGTCCATGTTAAACGTTGCAGTGCCGGATGTAGCCATTATTTCTTCCTTTTAAGCGGTGTTACACGCTTGGGTTTGCCTGCCGGTTGCCCTAGGCGCTTCTTCTGCGCTATTCGGGACTTCTTCTCTGCCGCAGTCATTTCACCAGAGGTCTTAGGCGTTTTACTAGAGACCTTCTTAGTCGGCCTACAGTACGGGGTTCCCCGCTTATCGCCCTTTTTACGTCCACAAGCCTTGCCGGTCTTGACGTCTTTCCAGTCCTCTTTAAACCAGCGCTTTAGGGCTTTGCCCTTCTCCGTCTTACGAACGGCCACTGGCTTTCTTCTTCCTGCACTTGGCGATAGCACCCGAGGCGTACGCAGAAGGGAAGACTTTGTACGACGCCTTCACCTTGCGGTAACAATCATCTTTGACCGTACCGCCCTTCTTAAACGCTACGGGCTTCATTTTGCCCATGCCTCGGCACTTCATCATACCATGCGACCCTTAGTGCGACCTCTCTTACAGATGCCATCGCCGCGAACACAGCCACCAGCTTTCATCTTTACTAGGTCATTACCTATTTTTGGAAACGGGTTATTCCGCATAGCAGATTTTATCTGACTCGCTTTCCTACCATTGAAATATCCGGTTTCGTCAACTGGCTTAGGCGCTGGCCGTTGTGGTGGTTGTGGCCTTACCGACCGCGTTGCCGTAGGTGCCGATGAGCCACCGCCTGTGCCTGTGCCTCTACTTGTTGAGGTCGTAACGCCCCTACCTGTTGAGGTCGTCCTGCCCCGAACATTCGGCGTTGCCGATGAGCCACCGCCTGTGCCTGTGCCTCTACCTGTTGAGGTCGTAACGCCCCCGCGCGAATATTTTTTAGTTTTACAACCAGCCATAACAGCCTCCTACCACTTAACTTTGTCAGCCCAGTAGGCTGCGCTCATTTTGCCTTTAGCGATGTTCTTGCCGTGTCGGGACTTAAACGACTTGCGCTTAGCCTTCATCTTAGCAGACTCGCCAGACTTGGGTTTACCAGCAGTGCTAGCACCTTGTTCACCAAAGCGGATAACTTTCTCCTTCCCACCCTCACAAGCCTTAACTACATGAGACTTCTTAGCATGGGACGGAGTTCGTCTTGGCTTATTACAAGCCATCGCTTTCTTATCTACTTGCTTAGCCATATTGCTTATTCACAGTAAATATAAAGGTGTAGGTGTCTCCAGCAGATGGAGCTACTGTAGTTGCCACGATGTCGCCAGTTTTACCAGCTCCAGCGTTGTTGGGTATGCCGCTAAAGGCAGAGAAGTCATACTCTTCTGTCCAGTTTACCGGTAGGTCAAAGATAAGAACGTTAGCCGTAGCGTCCCATTCTAGTTTGACCCCAACCCCAACACCTACGTAAACAAGCTTAGCAAGAACGACACCGGTGCAAGCTCTACGGCTAACCGGATCAACCGATAACGTAGAGACATCAACCATTGTGCTAGTTACTACGTCTGTGTTTCCTACAACCGCAGTAACTTTAATGATTGCCTGACGGCTGCCATCTTGGATTATTTGCGTCGATACTGTATCAGCCATGAGTTAGCTCCTTATGAAAGAGCAGCGCCCGTAGCAGTAACCCAAGCAGCGCCTGTGTTAATTACTAGACAAAACTCGTTATTGCCTGCGCCATTATCGCTGA